CGACCATTGGATGCTTCAATGATATCAAATCTATCATAGGCAACTGCATTGTCGTATGCAGGATAGATCGAACCCTCAGTTGCGGTAGCAATCGGAATAGTCAGTGCCTGTGTCAGACGACCATAGCGATCAACTGTCAGTTGTGTTGCATTGACTGTCTGGTTGCCGTTACCAGCAATCGAGATCAAAGAGTTGGACAGGTTGTCGTTAGGGTTATACTGACCAACAACAACAGGAGTGTCAGCAAGATCAATCAGTGGGTTTTGAGACTGACCCGTACCGTTAGTAACAACAATACGTGCAGCAGCACCAGTGATAGTACGGTTAACAAGGTTACCTGCACCTTCCCTAGCGATCAGACCAAAACCAGTCATGTTTGCCAGAGAGGTCAGGTCGGAATCCAACGGTTGAGCGTCAGTAATACCGAACTGAGACAAACTTGTCGGGTTTGAAGCGTTAATAATACGACCACGAGAGTCGATTGTCAACTGGGTGTAAGTACCAGTAGCAGACAGGTTGCCAGGATCGTAGTGAGGCAACGATGTCACATAGTTCAGTTCTGCAGTGATATTGACGTTTGCAGAACCATCAAAAGAAGCAGAACCCGACATGTCACCAGCAAGGGTGATAGATCGAGTGTTGGCAAGACGAGTTGCTGTTGCAGCGTTACCAATCAGAGAACCAGTAATCGCACCTGCAGAGAAGTTACCGTCAGCATCACGCTTGACGAGTGTATTTGCAGTGTTCGATTCCGTCTCGATTGGTCGCTCGTATTTCAACGAGTTCCAGGGTGTAACACCATCCCCAATCTTGATACGCGAGGTGTCAATCTCGATTCCGAGTTCACCTTGAGCGAGGATTGGGTTGACGTTTGCCCACTGCTGAGCACCGTCACGTCTTAGTTGGATTCTATTTGCCATTGCTTATTAAGATAGTGCCAGCGGTACCTTGCCTTCTAGTTATTTATGCCAGAAAAAAAGAGTCCCGAAGGACTCTCCTGATCATTCTTCGGGGGTTTCAGCGGTTTCACCTTCTTGTCCCAAATACTCTAGGGTTTCGATTGCTCCAAGCAGTTTCAGTGCTTGTGCCTCATTATTCTTGATTTGCTGAGTAAGTTCTTTGTTTGTTTCGAGAAGTTTGGTATAACGTTCACGAAAGTTAGCGAGCAGTTCACTCTGATCCATAGTTTCGGTCACTTCAGCGGGCATCGTTGTCCTCCTTTGCAAGTTTCATTAGTAAGGTTTTCATGTACTGGATGTCTGATTTTAGATCAGAAACCTCCTTTTGTAAAGAGTCAACTTTGTTTGTTTGAGACTCTCGACGCTTTACAGCATCCATGTATTTAGCGTACTGCGATTTGTCTGTATTGACAATCGCTTTTGAATACGGATCCCGAAAAAGGTTTTCTCTACCTTCAACGGGAATGTATCCTTCTTCATGTGGATCAAGGCTTGACATAATCTAATAATCTCATTAGAATAACACTGTAAGGGTTCAGAAGAACAGCTATAGCTTTAAGTATTAAGTAGCGAGTGCGATTGCTCTCATGTCCGCAATGAGCGGTACTCTTGCTTGGTTCTTCGACTTCATTACCAACTTGATTTGGAAAGCGTTGAAGTTCAATCCGTTGACTTCATATTCATAATCCTTCCAGAGGAGATCTTCGGTTGGGGTGTCGTCGTAAACGATGGTGGTCGGGAACGGAACCCAATCGACTTCTTCAGGTCTTGTAGAAGAACCAAAGGTGAACACCTTGTAATAAGGATAGATGAACGACTCATCAGATCTTGTAATCTGGAACTGAAGTTTCAAAGAACGAGATTCGTTTGTGAGTCTTGCAAGACGGGTGAGATATACAGCGTCATTTTGATCACCAACAGGATCGGTAGAGGTGTCAGCAGTTCTGTCGATATTCGCTTGAGAAGGAATAACAGCAGTACCACCTGGCCAATAGTTGATACGGTTGGATGTAGTAATCAAAGAGCAGCGGTCAAGGTCAACAACAGGTGACAGATTTGTGTTCTGTGTGCTGAGTTGAACTTGCATCGTCAGAGATTTGCTACCTTCCATCTTGTTGTTCTCGTTGATTTGAGAAGCAATCATTCTGGGAGATGCAAACTGGTTCAGTTCGTTGAGAACAATCTCTTCATAGTCGCCAGTGTTAATGAACGATGCTTGGTCGATGTTCCTTGAACCATCACCAATCGAAGTTGCCGTAGTAGTATTTACCAAGGCACGAACACTGGTTTCTGGAAGGTTCATAACCTTCAGTGTTGGAGTGATGGTTTCAAACTGTACGTTCTGAGATGCAAATACACCCTTACCACCGCCACGGATACCGTTGGTTGCAACACTTGAGGTGTGCAGCATGTAAGTATCCAACCAGGGGCAGGAGATTTGTTCGTGTGTTTTGTTCAGTTCGATCAAAGGAATGCCATCGAGGTTGTAGCATTCAACTACGCTACCTGCGGGATGCTCAACAGCAGCGGTACCATCGGCACCACGACCAGAAGGAGCAACCGTAATCGTTTGACCAGTTGCGGAGATTGAACTGTATGCAATGATTTCATCACCAATCTTGATGTAACCAGGGTTAGTTGTTCCAACTGATTGGTTGTTAATAATGATGTGGAATGAGAGAGCGTCCTGAACAGCAATATTTGTTGCATCAGCAGCAAGAGTTGATGTCAACGTTGTATTACCAACTTCAGAAACAATACCTTCAACGGTGATATTGTTGCTACGCTCATGCATACCATGGTTCTTGTGATATACCAACACTTCCTTCTCATCAGCGTCATATGACGGAGAGGCAGTGGGATATCCAGCACGGGAGTCTCCACTATAAACAACACCTGAGGCAACGATAGTTGCTGTTACACTCGAAGTATTGCTGATTGTGTCAGCATCGGTGAATGTTCCTTTGCAGAAGTTTGCTTCAATAACACCCGTACCTTCGTCGAAGGAGACAACAGTTGCCTCAGCATCACCACCATTTGTGATGACTTGTCCAACTTGGAATGCACCATTCTGGACTACGGAAGTTGTGATCGTTACCAACGATTGAGAAGATTTGAAGACGTTAAAGATACCGCCGCCTTGCTGGAGGAAACCAGTTGCGAACGTTCCTTCAAGGTCGTTCAGTGTGAGTCTAGGAATAGAACCAGTTGTATCGAACTCAACAATGGTACCTTCTGCATTAGAAGGATCCTGAATCAAACGAGCACCAACGGTGAATGTTTCTGCAAATCCAACGGGAAGATCAATAACCTGTTTGGGTTTCAGAGTTTGAATCGGGTTCTCAATCAGATTATGAACACCACCGTTACCTCTACCCAGTGTGCAGTTATTGAAGACTGCAGTACCAGATGTCGGTCCAAAGATACAGCGGTTGATGCGGAACTTCAGGTCTTCATACTGGTCAGCGGTCCAAGTAGATGCGTTCTGCGACTTGAACAGAACACCAGCATACGGTTGTTCAGAGATCGTTCTTGTGCCAGAGACATCAACGTCACCCATTCTGGAGATCCAGACCTTATATTCGTTGGAGTCGGACAGCAGAACGAAACAGTATTCTGTAGACTGCTTGATGTAAACAGGTGCACGGAATGTGAACTTAGTTGCAATAGCAGCGTTTTCAGATGTTTCTACCTGAGAAGGATTGAGTGTAATATCCGAGAACGGCAGAATAATGCCAGTCGGATAACCATTCTCCATGGTACGAATCTGCATGGAGATTGGAATGTTCGAGTCCTTAGTTGCAAAGAAAATATCAACCGAGTTCAAGAACATACCACCCTCTTCGTCGAGGATGAAGGACTGTGCCAGAGGGTCATACCAACCAATCTGACGTGTCTCAGTTCTTGTAGAGATGACGTTTCTTGTACTCGAAACGTTGTCACGAACAATCTCGGCGTTACGAACTGCCAAGATATTTTCTTGAACAGTGTTCAGAACACCTCTTGCTTCGTAAGTAGTTTCAGCAGAAGAGTCAACGGTGCCAGGCAGTTTGTTGTTGTCTGCATTCGTTGTAAAGCGGAAAGTACGAGTACCTGTTGCAAAACGAGGGTTTGCATCTTCATTCGGGTTTGGAATGAACAGAGTACCAGCAACCTCTCCAACATTATTGGAGATCAAACGACGATCCTTGACTACCGCACGAGCGCCAGAGGTTTGTCCAACAAGAACCTCACCAACAGAAATGTTGCCATAGTAGTCAGGGTTCTTGGTTTCTGCTAGAGCATCAATGTCAATGTTCAGGATGTCCGTTTGTGATGCATAAGACTCGGGCAGAGCACTAGAGGTACCTGTGTATGGGTTGAACTGACCACCATCATTCGGGTTGGCAACTTTCAAACGGCAACCAGATGTAGAACCAATGACAGTCTCACCAACAACAAACGGTGTTTCGTTTGTATTGGGGTCTGCAGAAGAGTTCTTCACCAACTCGATGATCTTCGGCATCATGTAGTTGTTTACATTCACGTTGTCGAAGAATGCATAGAAACGAGTATTGGGTTTCATACGGGAAACCTTGTAACCCACGTTTCTGGAACGGATCCAGGGGATTGCTGTCTGAGACAGAATGCTGTCACCCAGAGACTTGCGGTCAACACGGGGGACAACACGAGTTCTCACACCTTGACGTGTTTGGTTGTTAACAACACGATAGGTACGACGCTCGTGCAGGTAGAAGAGACCTTGACGACGCTGACCGTGACCAGCACGACCCAACTGACGACCAACACCATATCTACCAGATCTGGACAGGAATCTATTTCTAGATTGAAGTGTTTCACCAGTCCAGTTAGTCTGCCAAGAACCCCACTGAATAGGAGCAAAACCATTCTGGTCAATGTTCAGGTCTCTAGCAACTGCAGAGAAGTCACCTTCGACGTTCTCAACTCTTGCAGGCAGACGCTTGGTGTCGATCCAGTCGTCAGAAGACGGCAGGAGGTCGATACGACCAATAAAGGTGAACACGTTGAACGGGTTAACGTTCTCTTGACGGGAAGCGTATGGTTGTTCAACAACAACTTCTTCAGTGTATGGAAGTGTGAGAACGTTTGCTTCGTGTTTGATAACGTTGCTGGAAGAAGTCTCATTCCACTCAAGAGCAACGTTAGTTGTATAGTGGGACGGACGGAGAATGCCTTCTCTGAAGTCCAAGGAACACTTATAGTCAGGACTCAGAACATCACCAACTGTGTGGTCGGTGAAGTCGTCCACAACATAACCGTTCTTGAATCTATCAAGACCGTTAGCATCATAGGACTTGGTATTATCTGCTTGTACTTCAAGCAGAGACAGTGAGGTATAGTATTCAACTTGTGCAAGACGTGCCTCAAGGTCACCAATGTCCTTCATTGTGAAGCGACGAATCTGCTCAGGGCTGATGATTACGTCACGCTCAGGATTGTAGACATATGGTTTGAGTTCCATAGTTGCAAGCAACATGGCATTCTCAACCTTGTCGGGAGGGAGAAGATCTTCCCCAGGTTTGCCCTGAGCAACGATGATATTATTGTTGTGACCCAGATAGATGTGGTCAACTCTAGGTTGATACCAGGAGTAGTCAGCACGGAATGCTGTCTCTACACGCATGATATCGAAGATTGTGGATCCACCAGCAGCATTATTTTGTGTGGAGAATACACGAGAGTCGAAGTCAAGAGAGGTACAGTTCACATAATAGGGATTGCCTACAGTGCCCGAACCTTCTGCTTGCTCACCAACTGCGGGACGGAAGTCAATCTGGTCAACCAGGAAGTTGATGCTACCGTCAAGTTTGTAGTTGGGGATTTCCTTGAAAGGAATGCCTGTATAAGATTGTGCCGAGAAGTAATCACCAGTCTGCTCATGCAAGAAGTAATCAAAGATGATGATTAGTTTTCTTGTGGGTGCAGTGATATTGGGTTCGCGGATCAGTTTGGAAACGTCAGTAAAGTGCGAACCTTGCTGAGGATCCAGAATGAACGAAGATGTGATATTTCTAGCACCAAGGATGACAGATCCATCAGCGTCATCGATGAGTGCAGTCAGTGCAATACCATCATCATCAAAACCGTCAATAATCTCACCAGGAATAAACGGAACATTGTTCAGCGATACGTTATAAAGACGGAGGGTAGAGTTGACGAACGACACAACTCGTGCTCTAGCACCAGAGGTACGACCAACAACAACAGAACCAACATCAAAAAATGTTGCAGAGTCGAGGACTACATAAGGAATCTGAGCATCTTGATCAGTCTCAGACTCATATACTGCATGAATCTTGTAGACATCGTTCAGACCCATTGAGATCTCACCATCCTCAATACGGGTACCATACAGATTACCGTAAGCAAGACCGAACTTCAGAGTATCGTTCTGTTGATTGGTCTTGATAACCTTCATGACACGCATCTTAGATGCAGTCTTGATTTTTCTAGAAACGGTATTTTTAGAGACTAATGCATTCAGGTGAACCGAAGTAACCCCCGACAGACCTTGAATAGTGATTGACTGTCTCTCCGCACCGAAACTGACAGTCAGATTCTCTTCATCATTTTCGGTTTCCAGGTCAAGGTTCTGTCCAACTGTATAGGAGGACCCAGATTGAGCAGCAACAGTAAGAGTGAAGTCACCTTCATCCAGAGAACCGAATGCTTCGGACTCGGGAAGTGTAATGGTAATATCACCGTTACTTACAACTTTGTTGATAAATGATCTGTAAACGAAGAAGGATTCGTCGTCCAGAGAACGCATCGAACGATACGGCAAGTCAATGCTGAGTTCACCGTTCTGATACGATTTCATCTGCAGATACGGTCTCATACGAATGACCACACCCTGAGCATATTCGCCGTCAGGGATGGTGCCCTTAGTCAGAGCCGTATCAAGAACTGCCGTTTGATTGGCATAGTCAAAGATATAATCAGAGGTAACTGAGGTTGCAGAGTTCTGCTCTGTAGCATCAATCGCCGTTGGGTCAACTCTCTTAATACGGAGAGTGTTTTCACCCTTCAGAGATGTACCAGTTACACGGAGAACTTCTCCAGGGCGGAGTTCTGTTCCAAAGTTAGAACCATAACCATAAAGGAGTTGATTCGTTGTTTGATCAACATCGACGTTATAGCAGTCGATTGCATATTGATCTTTCAGACTGACGTTACAACCAAAGACGATTGCAGAACCCTGATTTCTACCAACCATGGATCTGGTGTCTTGGAACTGATAACTGAAGACAGCATCAATCTCACCAACTACACGACCGTCTCTTGTGACAACCTCACCATTTGTGAATGTGCCAGACACTTGATAGAGTGTCACATACTTACGGTTCTGACCCGATGTTGCACCTTCATAGACATACGCTCTGGCACCAGAAGTGCGCCCTTCAATAACATCACCTGCTTGCAGAATGACATTTGCTTTGAAGTTCATCACGGTGAACATTTGAATGTCCATCATGTAGAGGTTGTGGAAGTCTGTACCAAGTGTGGTATCGGACTTCACATACTTCATTTGGACAACACGAGCCTTACCGATCATGTTACCCTGGGAAGATCCAGTGTAAGTAGAATAATCGGTTGTGTCGTTGGGTGCGATCAACCAGTTGTCACGGAGTTCGATGACTTGATATGCATCGTTAACACCATCACCACTGATTTGTGGATTGCCGTAAACGTCATAGACTTCGACAAAGTTACCGAGTTCAAACGAGATAATACCGTTCTCTCTGGTTTTGAATGTTCTGGGTTTGGGAACAGAAGCATACTGAGAAGTTAGAAACTCAGTTCTATAACCTCTAACATATGCTCTACCAGGACCAACCTCAATAGCAAGATACTCATCAGAAGCACTGACGCCATCGGGGGATACTTCACCAGTTCTGTAAACACCGTTATTGAAGAAGTCATCAAGGTGCTCACGAGCAGTAACGTCAAACGTATCTACAACGTAGTCACCACTCTCTTCAAACGTACGACGTGCCATCGAACGTTCAAGTTCAGAATATGCAGTCTTATTAACGACCTGCTCAATCTTACTGTTGTTGATTCTCAGCAGTTCAATGAAGTTCTTATCAGTGTCATCATTGATTGCTTTCTTGGTGAGGGTAGTTCTAATACGGAATCTGTGTCCACCAGGAGCAGAATAGTTAGAAGAACCAGCAGCATTATCGTTCAGTGAGGGGTCATCCTCAGGAGTGATGATCGACTCGCTAACCTCAAGACCAACACGGTAGGATGGGTTGTTGGTGTATTGATCCAGAAGCAGGTATGCAGACTCCACGTCTACAAAGTAACCTCTGATGAAATACACACCCGCATTGATGTATGCAACAGAACCAGTTGCAGTCGAATCGGCGGGAAGAAGTTGTGCAAACGGAGAAGAAACCTCAATCAGGGTTGATCCAAAGGTAATCTCGTTCTCAGCGTAGAGTTGTTCGTTATCAATAAACTCTTTAACATCTACTGCGGAAACGGTGTCGCCAGAATCAACGTACTTAACGTACAGTGTGATATATCCTCTATCAGATTCTGGAGCAGGAATAGAGTATAGAACCTTTGCCTTAACACCAGATGTGACGCCAGTAATCAGTTGTCCGTGTAGCTGCTCACGGTAGTTCTCAACGTCAACCCCCAGGAAGTTCTGTTGCAGGATAACTGCTTTAACATTCAGGTCGTAACCAATCTGACCAGGAATGACCATGGCACCTTCTTTGAAGAAGTGTTGTCCCATGGACTCGATTTGGTTCTGCAGAATAGTCTGCATCGAGGTAAGTTCCCTAGCCTGGATGGGGAATCCTGGTCTAAAGAGAACTCTGTAAAAGTTTTTGTCCTTATCGAAGTCGTCAAAATAAGGACTAATGTTCAGATTAGTATTCTGGGGCATTTTAGAACTCGATTACGATTTTGATATCTTCGATTTGGTCACCAGCGCGAGAAATCGCACTCCTGTTATCTATGTAGATGACATCGCCAGAGTTCGGTTGGATCTCGGGAGATGCATATCCGTTTGTGAATGACATACCCAGGTCATATTCTGTGTTGTTAATAACACGAGTTGATGCACCTGCGACAATCGGGAAGTTAATATCTGGGTCACCAGAGGTACCAGATGTTGCACCAACGATTGCGTTACCACCTTCAAACTCAACGAGGTTACCTGTGATTTCAGGGAATACACCGTCAACTCTGTTCTGGTAATACTTCAAAACTTTGGTTGTGGAGTTCCAGGAGATGACTCGTCCACGAGCAGTCACTTGCTGACCACCAACAGTACGAGATTGTGTGATGATTTCATCAGTTTGGAACTGACCTGTAAACGATGCAGGGAAGATAGATGCATACGTTCCAGATAGGGTGAGATCGGATACCAGTTCAGCAGTACCGAATCTCTTTGGGTTGATCACCAGACCAATACGACGATAGTCGTTATCAGTTGGGAAGTCACCGCTACCTTCAGCATAAGTGAACTTCGTGTTGATCATTACTCGGAAACCACCCAGTTCGACAGGAGGTGTAGCACCGTGACCGCCAACAGGGGGAATGATAACGTCGATAGTTGCACCAGCACCAGCACCAGCACCAATACCGTTCACTTCGTCAATGATGACTTTACCGAATGTGTAACCAGAACCACCAGAGGTTACAGTTGCAGAAACGACCTTACCACCATCAACAACCAGCGATACACGACCACCAGTACCGTCACCCTTGATGGGGACGTTCTCGTATGTACCATTGTTGTAACCAGCACCAGATGCCTGAATAACAACGGTGTCGATTTCTCCACCGATAGCATCGGACTGCACAGCAACGTCACTCAACACTGGCATATATTCGCCAGAGAAGAACTTCAGCACCTGTCCCACAGGGATGGTGTACATATACTTCCAACGATAACCGTCAGAGGTAGTAATAACAGATGTAGAAGTACCAGTCGGTTCAACAGTCGAGGGCTTACCGTTCGGATCAGAAGGGGATGTTCCGTTGTAGATGCACTTATAGACCTGATACGAGGAGTTAACCACGTAGAAGTCGGCGTCATACAGTTTGGTAGCACCAGAAGATGCAGTCTTGGTAGAACTGTAGTCATGACGATACATGTCATAGACATAACCCAAACCACCAGTGGTTTGTTCGGGAGGTGTCCAGTCCACACGACGGATAACTTGGATAACGTCATTCGCAAGCACACGCTTGAGCGAAATCATGTCATCAAAGACATCCGAAAACTCTTGGAAAGAGTCAATAGGTGTCGGTGGATTATTTTCATTGTCCCACGATTGTGGACGACCAATGAAAACGTACAGACGGTCTCTACTTGCCCCAGCATCAATGTCAGATTGGATGGGATCAGGTCCCTCCAACGCCTTGATGAACTTGTTAGCAGTAAAAATCCTAAACTGGTCAGTAAGTAACGCCATTATGCTGTTTTACCCTTCCCTTTATTTATAGGTTATTCTGGTTCGTTTCTCAGGAGGTAATCGTAATAGACCTCCCAGAGATTACCCGACGCACTTGAGCTACCACCAGAAATAGCATCAGTTGGATCGAACTTATAGTTCGCACCATTATTGACGGGAGCGGATAGATTAAGTTGCACATATCCTGTGCCGTATCCTGTTGGCGAATAATCCACAGAATCCAGAGTTGCACTAACACCAGAAACAGAAGATTGAATAGTCTCACCAACTAAGAACTGTGTGATACCATTCCAATCTTTGATGATCATTCTGATGTCGGCGGAGTGAGCTTCGCCGTCTCCAAGTGCACCTGCACCTTGGACTGTTGCAACTAGAGGTGATTGACTACCATCAAACACACGATCACCAATCTGAAGAAGTGTGGTATTTTGTCCACCAACAGTTTCCTCAATACCATATTTAGATGAAGCAATACCACCATCAAGACTTACTTCATATTCAAAGTCGGTGCCTGTGTTGATGATATCGATGATGCCATCACCAGCACCCTCTAGTTCATCGTCATCCTCAAACCTACTATCAGGTCTGACTGAAAGTGGAGATGTAAACAAAACAATCTCATCACCAGGGGAATCCAGGACTACGTGAGGTTCTACACCAGTTCCAGAAGAACCAGCAACACCAGCAATGAATGTGATGATCTTTGTCTCTGCTTGGGATTTGCCAGCATCAATAAATGCCAGTTCGTCAACCTCAAACACCAGATACAGTTCTCTGGTCTCAGGTCTCCAGTCATAAACAATAGCGATCTTGTTATCTGCCGATTCCTGAACACGACGAACACGATCGTTAATGGCAAACTGATATCCAGTTATTCCCGTGTTGGGATCATTCTGCAGAGCATCAAGGATAACTTTTTGGTCATACTTGAAGTTGATGCCTCTTGTAATACCCTTGAACTGCGTAGCAGTCTTTGATGTATAACGGAAGATCTCTTTACCGATCTGTGCCTTACCAGAACCAGGGAATGCTGCAGTGGTTTCAACGTTGATTGTGGTGTCAGAGACACCAACGTCCGAAGTAAGACCTGTAATGTTATACAGAACCGAGTTCAGAGACTGTCTATTTCTCGCAGTTCTAACAAGGTTTGTATTTCTTGTGAAGATAACTTGGGGAGGAGAGGTATATCCGCCACCAGGATTTGTGATGTTGATTTGTTCAATCCTACCAAGATTGACAACTGCCTCAGCAGTTGCACCAGATCCACCACCACCAATCAACTGAATGATAGGAGGAGTCTCAAAGAACTCACCAGGGTTGCTGATGTTGATATTCTCAACCTGACCAAACTCGTTTACCTCACAGATACCTGTTGCACCTTCACCACCGCCACCAGCGATAACAAGAGCAATATCGGATCTAGTGTAGTTACGACCGACATTTTCGAGAGACAGACCAGTCACAAAACCAGTAACGGGCACCAGTTCAGCTCCAGCACCGCCACCACCGACAATCGATGCAGTAGTACCACCGAAATAGTTATCACCATTTCTGGTCAACTGGATGTAGTCAACACCACCAGTTTCATTCAAAAAGACTTGACCGCCAGCACCAAAAGCACCCGTATCGGTACTATTGATTACAAGACGAAGTGGACTATATCCTTCGCCAGGATCAAGAACTTCTACTGCTTGAATCTCTCCTGCAGTATTGATGATTGGTCTGAGAACAGCATCACGAAGAGGTGTACCACAGTTACCAATAGTAAGTTGTGGTGGGTCATTGGCATCATATCCAGACCCACCATCAACAACATACACCTCACGGACACCGTAAGTGCTGTTGAATACTGGAGATATTTGAGCGCCGCTTCCTGGGACTGTTCTTGCCATTTATCAGACCACTACAATGTTTCCGACCATGCCACCATGGATGGTGCACTGATACACATAAGTCGTACCTGCACTCACAGACATGGGGACTGTGTAGACAAGAACGCCAGTGATAGATCCAGATATGCCATCCGTTACAGCAGCACCACCCGATCCAACGCGGATTTCAAATGGGTGACCTGTACCAGTGGTGTTGTTGAATCTATATGTGAAACCTCTATAGACATAGATTGTTGGGTTGTCTGTGGTATTGCTCAGACCAGGACCATCAAATCTATATGCAGTAGAACCGTTTGCTGTAATACTCCAGGAGAGTACAGGTGATGCATATGCGGAATAGGTATCGGTCCCTGTACCTACAATCGATTGCCCTTCAGCAACCGAAGGCAGAGCAGCGGCAGTGTTGTTAATCGTGACGATCGTACTAGAACCATCACCAGTAATAACAGTCGAGATGTTTGTACCACCAGTGAAAGTTACCTCAGAAGTTGCAGCAGATGCACTTTGAGATCCTGTATCACCATTGATTGTTTCGTACAGGTTTTGGGTGATATTGGGTGAATCATTGGTGATTGTTAGGTTATCGCCAGAAATCGCTGTCGAAATACCTGTACCACCAACAAGGTTAATCTGAGATGTTGTAGTGGTAGCAGTCTTACTGCCACTATCCGAACCAATCACACTGAACAGGTTTTGGTCTGGATCACCCAGAGCACCCGTCATATCAATGGTCAAGGTATCTCCAGTGATAGATGTGGAGATATTTGTACCACCAGTGATTGTCAGAACATCCTGTGCAGCACTAGCAGTTGTACTGCCAGTATCCGCATTGAAAGTTTCCCACAGGTTTTGTGTGCCACTGACACCACCTTCACCAGTAGCATCATTGGCAGGTTCAAACTTAGAAGTTGTGGAGTTCCACTTTAGTATCTGACCGTTAGAGGGACCACCACCGACAGTCATGTCAACGTCGGACAGATCACCAATGCTGCTGTTTACGTCAACCAGTTCAATCCAGGAAGAGGAGTGTGCAAAATAACCCTTACCAGTATCATGAACATGTGCAAACATGCCATGATGGTTTGTGGCGTTGGGGAGGTCTGCCAACTCGCTGTATGGTGCATACCACTTCAGGTATCCATCTGCACCATCAATATAGGTATACGGTGTGCCACTATTCCCACCCCAGAAGTTAATATCACCAACGCCACTTGGCTTGAGTGTGACATTACCATTGCTGTTAGATGTAATGTTAAAACCACTGACATCCAGGTCTGCAGTCAGGGTATCTAGGTGATCCCCATAAAACTCTGCTTGTGGGTCGGTTCTAAAACGAAGAACTTGACCGTCTGTGATACCAGCACCGATATTGATCAGAATATCGGTGCCATTACCAAGACGATCGTAAAGTTCATCAATGACGTTATTAAGTTTGACGGCACCGTCTCTTAGGGTGTCGCCAGTACCGTCATTAGCGGCAGAACCAATACCAATATTCTGCTTAGACATAGTTCTCGGACTTTTATAGTGCTATTTAGGTTTGATCGAAACGGGTAGATGTGCTGTCGAACGTTGTCGCAGTAGCATCAAACTGAGTATCGCCAGTTGCACCACCCACACCTGTTACGGTTAGAGTTGCAACGTCGGAAGTCAGCGGAGAGTTTTGTGCAGGTGCTGGAGCACCGATAGGTCCACGGATCTCTACCTTGAACTTATACCCTGTCATATAAGACAGTGCAGTGAAAGAGTAGGACGAGGACGTTGCACCATTGAGAGTGGAGTATGAGAAACCACCATCAGTAGATCTGAACCACTGATAAGTCTTGGGTCCATTCTCGGGCAGGATGGTTGCAGAAACAGAGAATGTTGCAACTTGTCCACTGTTGAGTGTGACGTTCTGGGGTTGCGTGTTGATCTGCAGGGTAGGTGCAACACCACCAGGACCCTCACCACCAGCACCAGGATCAGGAGGTGCAGCAGCACCATTGTTCGGTGGTTGATCAATACTCTGTCTGGATGTCAGACCAATCATGTATGGGAACTGTGCTTCTCCTGTTTCATCGACTGTCAGGAAATATGCATAAGTGCCGTTTGGATACTCTGGGGTAAGGCAAAAACGTCCGTTATGGTAGTCGAGTGAACCCTGCCCCTCGTTGTACTCCCAGTCCTGCATAAATGACCCTGCAGGGGGGTTCTGAAGGGTACTACCATATGAAGGTCTACCTTCAGGTTCAATAGGTTTGAGATCGTATGATGTAGTCATATTGGTGATCTCGGATTCATTATCCCAAGGATCCGAATATGCAAACGGACCATATACGGGGAATCCATCAAAAGCGATACCAAGCAGCTTGGAATGACCGTCAGGATGTCTCAGATTGTCACCGTTGTACTGGGTCAGACCGTAATAATCATTATATGTTGACATGATGGAGTTTTCTTTCCAGCAGTCAATAAAGTGTGTATCGTGATAGTGATATTGTCCTGTGTTTTCTGGGTGACCACCACACTGGTCATCACCAAAATCTACTGGGGACAACTCATAGTGTGCATTCCAGTTAAATCCTGTCGGTGGGTTTCCACCTGCCCCCGCACTGGGATTGAATAGAGCAACGCCGTTTGAGGATACGCCAATAATACCCAGAGGTGTGGGGGTTCTACCGTTTCTCTGATCATAATATGTGTATGTGCCAGTATCGCCATACGACGAATCTGCAACGATCAAGTCAAGTGTTGTATCCGTACTTCTCCAGCAGTTGCCAGGGGTAGAAGTAAACGTTGTTCCTTGATAGACAAACTTTTGCTTTCTTCCATCACTGAATACAAACAGTAAGTTGTCTCCAGGACGAATAGTTCCAGAAAAGGGATCTGCACTCAGAAGAGTGTTGTCATCTGGCGATAGCGGGATAGTGATAACGTATCCTTCTTTCGACCAAGTATTATCGTCAAACGTTCTAGCAATGCCAAATGTACCACCTCTAAAAAAGAAGTCATGCTCAAACGCCTGTTGTGTAACAGTGTTTGGGTTGTTTGCATTAGGGAACGTTCCGTAAGCTACGGGGGTTGGCAACCCGTCCCCCGTAACTGTCAGAATGTTAGTTGATGGATTATACTCAGCAGTTGCTGTCATCGTTTTTGACTATTTATTGTGCGAAAATAGACGAGGGATCGAAGTTAGCAATCACAGTAGCGCCCGTCTGTACCGTGAGGACAGAGGAGTTGGAGTAGACAGGTGTTGCACCTGCGTATGTGATTGCAACTCTATATTCATCACCATCATCACCTTGAATGGTGCTGCTGGTTGTGTAGATTGCCTGGTTTGCACCGATGATGTTGTTCCAGTTAGTCTCGCCGTAGTTCTTCTTCTGCCACTGATAGTTCAGACCCTCGGTCACGCCCAGGGGATCGCCATCAGCAGCGTTGAACACTGCGATCACATTGAACACTGCAGTCTGACCTTGGTTGACTGTGATGTTCAAAGGTTGACGGGTAATCTGGATTGCACCAGACTCAATGGTGATTACATCACCTGTGGTAGCATCGATTGCCTCGCCTGCGAAGACATCGAAACCACCGTTAATCGGAGCACCCTGAGGTGTTGTGAAGTCATCAGCAACTGTTGTCAGAACGCTGACCACAGGCAGTGCATAACCAACACCAGGAGTCTTAACTTGGATGCTTGCGACACCCATTTGTGCACGTACGCGACCGTCAAAACCACTGGAGGAGATCACGTCAACATTCGGACGTGAGGTGTAACCGTTACCAGGGTTGGTGATGATTGCTGCGGAAAGCGTACCTTGGCGAATATTCGCCAGCGCGGAAGCGTTGCGACCCTTGACTGTGCCTGTGTACTCGAAGGTAACCAGCGAGTTGGAGGATTCAATCAGAGCAACCTCACGCGGTTCTGCCTCATCTTCACCTTCGATGAAGAGTTGGTCACCTGCTTCAATCGGCGGAACGACTGTTGCGGCAATAACGTCCGCGTCAGAACCAATGTAGCTGAATGCTACAAAGGTCGTGCCTGCGCGAGGAATCTCGGAGAAGATGATACGAGAACCAACGATCTCATAACCAACTCCAGGTTCCTGAATGATGCCGTTGAGCGAAACGATGATGTTGTTCTCGGGCAGGATAGTGTTGGAGGAAACACCTTCAGTCAGGGTCAGGGAGTAGAAACCACCCTGATACTTGAGGTTGAACGAAGAGCGGAGTGAATCAAACTCGAAGCTAATGTCATCCAGTTGACGGAGTTTACCGATGTAGTAACCGATGAACTCAGATCCAACTTCAGGTGCCTCTGTAAACGTAATCTCGTCCGAAGACGCGGTGTACGCAGCAGCAGCGCCAGGAGGTTGAAGGATGCCGTTCACGAAGATCAGCATGTGACCTGCAGGGTCGGGCAGATATTGCTCACCATTTGCGATGGTCAGTTTGAACGTTGTTTGCGAACCGTCAAATCCACGGAAGTAGCGATCCACGCGACCAATCAAGTCCTTCGCTAGCGAGACACCTGCCTGCCAACCACCATCAGATGTGACAGTCATGTTTGTGAGGAAGTCTCCTTCAACTTCTTCCAACCAGCAGCGAGCGGTTGTACCTGTTTGCTCAATCTTGGCAATCTTGCCGTAGGCGGAATAGGAAGTCTCAACAAAGGTGCCAGATGCAAAGATCAGCGGGAAGTTGTTGAGGTTCTCAAACTTACCAACGTTGTAACCACCATCTCCAAATGTGCTTACAGGGACGTTTCCGCCACCTGTCTGTACGGGCGAGGTGATGTAAAGGTCATTCACGCCATCATCGGGACGATTATCCCACTGAGTGACAGTTGCCGTAATGCCAGGTACCGCAATGGTTGTTCCCTGCAGCAGGTATACGGTATCACCAGAAACAAAGTTGCCAGTGTAACCCGTATCGCGTGAGACGCTAGAAAGGGACAGTTTGTAGACTTTCTGACCGTGTACGTAGGTGTTCACGGAGATTGCCTGACCCTGATCATCAATGCCAACCAGATCAAGATACTTGTCTGTGATGGAACCGTAGATCACGTCACCAGTTTCCCAGGCGCTGTTGATTGTCTCAACATCCATGGTGATGCGACCACCGTCAGTTGCGGTAAGAACACCACGCTTGTCATTGAAGACATCAATATATGCTTCGGTCGCGGTATCTTTCTTGAACAACCAGTCACCCTGACTAAAGATGCCAGTCTTGGCGTTAAGAAGCAGGCGATCTTCGTCAACTGCAGTTACAGTCGCGGTTGCACCAGATGTGATGCCCTCAAGAATATCTCCCTCAGAGATTGTGCCTTGGATGGTTTCAAGTTTGATCCAACCATTGTCAAACTCGTCAGGAATGACGTGCTGCATTACATAACCGTTGTTTGTGACAGCACCCTGTACGACAACTTGTTCGCCGTCGATAAAGGTAGTCGCAGACATCGTTTCAAGACCATAGTATTTGAAGGTCTTAACAATCTTTGCAGCATTGATAAAGGTGGATGATACTTCGGCGGAAGCACCAGTTGTCGTGCCAACAAGCACGTCTGCGATGTTGAATCCAGCAGAAATGGGAGTCTGGATATCGCGTGTGCCGTAATCGTTGGCAACGCGAGTAACACCTGCACGACGAGCAGTGAAGAACTGCTGGTTACCTGTGTTTGTGAGATCGAAAGTGAAGTCGCGGAAACGAGCATCATGCTTCGGCATACGAGAGATCTCGAACCACTGCGGTTCTGCGTTGAGAACGTAGTAGTAATCTTGATCGTTTGCACCGTCCAGAGAAACTGCAGATGCGAGGACGTATTTCAGAACATCGCCACGGCGGAAGAAGTTGGTACGGTTAATGCGTACGCGGTTTTCTTCACGCTCCCAACCGACTTCGATTGTCGGAGTGAGCAGAACCAGAGCGGGATCTGTGTTGTAGTCTTCGCCTTCGTTGTAAGAGTTGGTGAGGTTCTGGGCGTCAGTGGAAGCAACGCATGT